GCAGCCTGTGGCCGATTTTTAATGGTTGCGGACTAGAACAGGCTCGCGCGCCTTACGCCCCTCACACCTGATCCGCTGCAGGTCACTTGTCCTCGCCCTTTATTAAAGGATGAGAAGCCAGATACTAAGGGCAAAAACAAAGGCTGGTGGACTGGACGAAGATCCTGAAACAAGGCGGCGTGCCTGAGCCGCCTGGCTATCACGAGACGGTTGCCAAGGTCAGCGCACGGCCTAAGCGTGTGAAGAAAAAGGGCAAGGGCAAAGGTAAACGTTGACATGGCATACCAGGCAGGGCATACTACTGCGCATGAGCCCTTTATCTCGTTCGCTCATGAGAAACACCATCAATCGCGGGCCCAGGTTTTATGACCCTGAACATCGCAGCCCCAAAACCAACGCCATCGTTGTTGCAGTTTTCTGCGTCTTGTTTGGCGGTGCTCTGTGGATCAGTTTGGTTGACACTCTCGATCAGCAGCAGCGCATTCATTGCGAGCAAGGCTGGCAGCCTGCGTGTGAGGCTTTGAAATGACAAGCGACGCAGACGCGCACAAGCAACATTTTCTAGAGCTTTGGGCAAAGCAAATTTCGCAAAGCGAAAAAACTTTCGAAGGCGTTGTTAAGTTGACGCACGAAAGAATGTGGGCAATTCATGCAGCTATGAAAAATAGCGACATGCCGATAAGTTCACCGATTTACGATAAGTATCTACTGGAAATGCAGAAAATTCTTGATCTGCTAATTGGTGTGGCAAAAGAGCTAATTATTGAAGGCAAGGGAGAGTGCGAATGAGTAAAAAACAAGACTCCATCACAGACTTTTTTAAGCGGAACAAGGTTCGTTTTCCATGGACAGCCGAGGGACTTAATTCTTTTGAGCACTTTTCTGACTGCTCTTTGCCTGAAAGTGTTAAGGCTTCAAAGTTTTACCGAAGATTTAAGGATAGATATATATCTCCTAGCCATTACAAAGCATGGTCGCAAGAGATACAGAGGTTCGCTTGCTTTGGTTCGCCTAAATTCTTGGAACAGAATTTCTACGAACAAGATGGCAGCATATTTCCGAAAAATCCTGATTTGGGACGTTTTATAGGTTCAACAATTTACTCTTACTTTTACAAACCGCCTACTTTTTACATTTCAAAAGACATGGTTGATGCGTTAGAAAATACTGTTGTCCCTGCAATGGCAGAACCAGAGAAAGTAATTCATAGTTTCTATTTGATTATGCCAGAACCATATAAAGGCACTCGCAACGGCCGCAGCAGCTGGCAGTCAACAATACTTTTGGCTCAGACAGGGGAAGCCCATTACAAAGGATTAAAAATTGGAAATCGCTTGTTCAATCTTGCGATTGAGAACCCGTCGCATGGGCAACATCCGTTAAACAACAAAAACGCTGGGATGCACTTATTTTGCGCAGACGTGGATTACAAAAAAGAGCAGCTTTATTTTAACTATGTAGAGGGATTTTGGGACACAGAATACAAGTTAAATGACGGAGATCCTGCATGGTTGATCAATGTCATTAAAAACATAGTTTTGTTGCACAATTATGACCGAAAACGTTTCAAGACAGAAGAAAAACCTAGGCAGCAAACTGCCGGTAGAGGCTTTCGGGTTGATAGCCTGAAGGCTCAATATCCAATCACATGGATTGGCAAAAATTACAAGCGACAAAAAGCAACGCAAAAACCGACAGATTCAAATCAAGCAAAGCGCATCTTCAAGTCGCACTGGCGCAAAGGTCACTGGCATCACTTTTGGGCAGGACAAGGCCGCAAACAAAAAATTCTTAAATGGGTCCAACCTGTCTATGTCAAAGGCATCAACCTCCATAGTTAAATGTCTCGTGGGATTTACTGGAACACCCGGCCTGAGGACACCGTCAAGGCTGCCAAGGCCAGGGCCAAGGCAGCACTCAATGAGAAAAATCCACGCCTTACTGCCCTAGAAAGAGCTTTCTACAACGCCATGAAAAAGCAAGATGCAAGCTAGCGTCACGTTTGCTGTCCTTGGGACACCTGTCCCCCAGGGCTCAATGAAAGCTTATGGCAGCCGTGTTGTTGCTAACAACGCTGAATCTCTCGCCAGCTGGCGCAGTGACGTTGCTGCTGCTGCGCACCGGAATAAGCCTGAGGATTGGGACATTCACGCCGCAGTATCACTGCGTTGTGAGTTCGTCTTTCCTCGCCCGTTGTCGCATTACGGCACAGGCAAAAACGCCGGTAAGCTAAAAGATTCTGCGCCGGTCCACTACACAAAAACGCCTGATTTGGATAAAACCGTGCGTGGTGTTGCCGACGCGATCGGAGATGCCGTGGCCCGTGTTTTGCTCCACAACGATTCTCAAATCGTTTCCATCTACGCAACCAAAAGGTATCAAACTGATGACTTCCTCGGTGCCATCATCACCGTCACAGCTCTTGATTGAGGCCCTGGTGCAGTTTCACAAAACTGTTCCGGCAATCAGCAAGACGGCAAATGCGCAATACGGCAAGTTTGCTGACCTTGAAACTGTGCTCTCTACCGTCACGCCCCATCTCATTAAGAACGGCCTTGTGATCTCACAGACGTTTGAGCCGAGTGAAGGCGTTGACCCGATCCTTGTGACGCGATTGCTGCACGTCAGCGGCGCTGAGCTTGTGAGCCGCTTGCCAATGATTATTGGCAAAAATAGGAACCCACTTCACGACTTTGGGGGCTCCTGTACCTACCTAAAACGCTACGCCTTATTGGCTTTGCTTGGCCTAACGGCTGACATGGACATGGATGGCGATTTCGCTGACAGCAAGCCAGCAGCAAAGGTGCAAATCCAGCAAACGCCAAAAAAGGGGCCAGCGGTTGAAGGTGTCGCCAAGGACGATCAGCCGCTAACGACAGAGGAGCGCAACATGCTCGTGGGTCTTATCGGCGAGATGAGCCCAGGCAAGCGCGAAGACTTCTGTAAGTCGTTCCGCTTTGCGTTCAAGCTTGGCGACAACGCTAAGGTCGCTCCTGCAATCACCAGCCGCAAACATCAGGTTTGGATTCAGGAAAATGCCTGAGGACGACAAGAAACGCGAACAGCAAGCGAAGGCAGACGCAAACCGCCGTTCAGGTCACTTTCAAGTGCGCCTTGACAAGCAACTGTCTGCCCAGCTGCAGCACTACGCAGAGCAACGCCATCACGGCGTAATTAACTCTGCGCTGCAAACCATCATCTCCAAATTCTTCAACGGAAAAAATGCCTGACTTCGCACCTGACGCCTTCAACATCTGGGGCAACTTCATCAAAGAACAAAAGAAGGACGGCCACTACTGGGCGCAAATGGATGTGCCTGTGGCTGAGCTGCGCAAGCTTGTCGAATGGGTTAAGACCGCAGACCGCTGTGAAAACCTCAAAGGGGAGGAGTGCGTCAAGCTGCGCGCCAACCTGATGCCTCGCACTGCCAAGGAAAGCGGCAATGATTATCTGCTGATGGCTCTCAGCGATGCCAAACCCCGCCCAGCTGACAGCTCAACCGCTGATTTCTAAGCTTGTGACGAACGAAAGACTAGGAGCGCCGCCGCGCTCCTTTTTTATGAAGCCAACCATCAAGCAGGTCAGCAAGGACGGGATGCTGCTTTGGGAGGTGAGCCACGGCGGGATGGCTCGTTACTTCAAATATGACTGGCAAGCCAACTTTCATTACGAGGCTGCAGTCAGGCTATACAGGTCAAGAATCACCGGAAAGCACGGCTAATCCCAACAGGCCAGCTTTGAGTCAAGCTCGCCTATGCGGGTGACTGCTTGGCTGAGCAGTTTGCCCTGATGCCAGCTTTGCCGAACAAGTCCGGCGCAAAGCTCTTTCAAGGCTTGCTCGTCTTCGCAGCTGTAGACCTCTCTAACGCTGCGTTCAACCTCAAGCTCCTCTTCAAGGCTTTGGTTGACGATCATCCAATCGGCCCAGCCCATCGCCTTGAAGATTCTTGTCAAGTCATGCCACGGAAGGCATGACTGTCAAGTGGTTGTTGTAATGGCCTGTCTCGCGATAGCTGCGCATTGGAGCTTTTGACATCTGGTGAAAGACCACTTGGCCGATGAGCTTTCCAGGATGCAGCGACAGGGGGTGATGAAGGCGTTCGTTCTTTAGTTCAAGCGTCAGACGGCTTGAATTGAAGCCCGGGTCGATCCACCCGGCGAGGCAATGATTGAACCCCTCGCGCGCTCGGCTTGACTTGAGCACAAAGCTGCAGCTGATGTCGTCAGGGATATTGAAAATCTCAAGCGTTTCGGCCAAGCAGAATTCACCCGGTTGCAGCATGAAGGGATCGTCTTCTGTTTTGTCTGAGATGTTGATGCGCACCAGCTCGGGACTGTAAATGCTCTCCACCATTAAGTAAGAGCCCAGACGAAGATCGAGGCTTGCGGGGTTAAGGAGCCTTGAGTCAAATGGCTGGATCATCTTGCCCTTTTCACACCTAGCCCTGATCTCCCAGTCACACAGAACCGACATTCGCTGCTTTTAAGTGCAACCTATTGTGCCTCGACAAATATGGCCCAGCCGCTTCTGGGGCCATTGACTTGCCAACGTTGATGGAATGCAGCTTGGCGCACGCTGACGCGATAGCCAGAAAGTGCTGGGTTGTGCGTGCCCCTCTCAATATCTGGCAAACCCAAAGGGTCCGACATAAGCCAGCTCGGGTCGTTGCTGTATCGAGATTGGTAGCCGTGTAGGACAGACCAGTGGCCGCAAATTTCCGTTTCGCTGCCGCACATAGCTGGTTCACCACGCAGCATGTTGCCTCGGTGATGCCAGCCGACCATGACAGGATTGCCACTGTCGATGGCCTCCATCACGTCCTCTGCATCGGCATTGTCTACAAAACGAACCTGTAGGCCCAAGCTGCTCAAGGCTTTGACGTGAGCGTAAACAGAGGTTGTGTCACCGAAAGGTCTGAGCACAGCCTCATACTGCTCTTGCGTGTTCACGCGCTTGTAGAAAGCTGCAACCATGCTGGCCGCGCTTGTGAAGCATTTTCTCGTGCCGCCGGGCAGGTCAAGCTGTCTGAAATATCGAGGCAAGTACACCTCTTGGTCGATGCCACTGGCCTTCCACGCCTGAAACCATTCACTGTCTTCAGAGAGCAGCTCAGCAGGCATGGCCTCCTCTAGCTGCTTAATTGCAGCCATGCGATGCGGCACATCTGGCTTATACCACTCGAAAAACGGCAGCAGACTCAACATGCCAGTTACCGCTAAAGCTGACCTGATTTTGCTTGCTCGCAAGTGGCTGCGCCAGAGCTGAATCCAGCGATGAACACGACCATTGTGGTGCAGAGCAACAGCGTGACCGCGCTGCCTGCAATAAACCAGCCAGTTGCGGAGAACGCGGACA